TCTCCGATGAACTTCCGGCCCATGTGGAGGCAATGCGGCCCGACTACAGCCTCTACGGCATCGACTATGGGATCGGCTATCTACAACGCGGGTGCATTCGGACCTGTGCGTTCTGTGTGGTGCCTGAGAAGGAAGGCAAGCCCCGCGCCGTCGCATCGATCGACGACCTATTGAACCAGACGACCGACCGCCGTCCGTTCGTCGTGTTGCTCGATAACGAGTTTTTCTGGAACCTGAAATGGGCGACCGCGCAATTGGAGGCGTTCACGGCACGCGGCATCGACTTCTGTCCGAGTCAAGGGCTGGACATCCGGTGCGTCACGCCAGCCTTAGCATCCGCGCTCGCGGTGTCGCCGTTCTGGAACGTCTCGCATTCGCGCCGACAAATCACGTTCGCGTTTGATGACATCGCGATCGCCGCTCGGTATCGACGGGGCGTTGAGGACTTACTCGCGGCTGGCATCAAGGCATGGCAGCTTCAGAGCTTCGTGCTTGTGGGCTTCAATTCCACGATTGAGCAGGACTTACAGCGGATTGCCATTATCCGCGAATACGGCATCGATCCGTTCGTGATGGTCTATCGCGACTTCCATACAGGGAAGGCTGGCCGAGACCGCGTGCGGTTGAACTTGGCGCGATGGGTCAATCGACGGCTCTACAAGACATGTGCCTTTGAGGATTATGAACCAGAGGCGCGGCGTCTTTCACAGCGATTGCTTTGGAGTGTGGCATGACTGAGCCGGTGCGACCGCTGGAGGCGCTGATCGCGGACATCAAGCATCTCCCGCGCTATTGGATGAAGATTCCGAATGCGGGGCAGTCACAAACGCAAGTGATCTGCGTCGTAGACCTGCAACGAATACTGGACGAACTCGCCGCGCTCCTCCAGGCTGCCGCCACGCCTGCACCGACAGCGGATGTAATTAAGTTTCTACGCAATAGGGCGAGACTCCACTACATCAAAGGTGGCTTGGAGTACGAAATCCGTGCCTCTGAATGTGACGCACTCGCGGATGGTTTCGAGGAAGAACTAGCCGAAGCCGCCCCGCCTGAGCGCGTGAGCGAGGGGAAGAGGCCAGTGCTTCGTGATCCAGACGGAATCGTGGAGCCGCGAGAGGAGCCGAGATGAGTGAAACCTATTATCCGTCCTGTGAAGATGATCAATGCGGAAACTGCGGACATTTCGGTGATGAACATCTCTGTCCACCGTCCATCTGGTTGGAGATGCCTCACGCATGGACAGGGCTGATGGCTGGCTTTGCGCCAGCCGATATGGATTTCAGCACGACCAATAGCGGCGATGTAGGTGGACCAGTCTCGGAGAAACCATGACCAATGTCGAACGATTCAAAGAGCGGCTACAGAACGAGGATGCCATGAAGGACACGATTCCATTCCAGAGTCCGACGAATGTCATCGGCCAGTTGGACCGCGAGATTGCCGAGAATGCACTGCTCCGTCGAAGTCTCTCCGTGCTCACCTCACGCATCGAAGAATTGGAAGGTGAGATTGACAAGATGCGCGGAGAGACGATGCAGGTCATTCCAGACATCGAACGCATTGCCTCAGTGCTTCGCACGTTCTACTATGCGGACCTGACCTTGAGCAATGTCCAACCGCTGTTAGCATTGTGTGTCGAACTCAACCCAGACATCATCGAACAACGTCGGTGACGGTCACAGTCACGATCGTCCGGTGCTATTGTGCCGTCTGCAACTTCGCGGTCAGTGCGATGAGTATTGGTGCGCTTGTGGATGCCAAGAAAGAACATGAAGCGTATGTCCGATGGCTTGAGGATTTGCCGGCCATCATCATTCCGCCAGCGGTCTAGCCATGCCTGAACTTGATTGGACAGGTATGGAAATTCATCTCGCCATCAAGCGGGATGTGAAAATGCCGGAACGGCTGATCGAGGGTTCTCTTGGATGTGCGAAAACTACGCTCGGTCTTGATTGTGAAATCGATGCGCTTATAAAGCATCCAGGCATTCCAGTCCTGCTATTCAGATGGACTGAGGATGCCGTGACTACGAAACTGCGTGTGGCCTTTGAGGAGTTGTGCCACATTCGCGGAATTGAACATTCATGGGATTCCAAGGAGAAACGCTATACGCTGCCGAACGGTTCGACAGCCTATGCCTTTGGACTGAAAGCGAACTCACTGGTGGAGGAGTTCAACAAGATTCGCGGCATCGGCGTCTCGCGCATTTTTGGCGACCAAGTTGAGGAGGTTCGTCCTTCCGTTGCCGCCGAACTGCGAGGAAGGCTCCGTCCGAATCTCGCGGCTACGCTCCGCAACGAACGCTATCCGATGCAACTCACATTCGTCGCGAACCCGTCCGATTATGAGTTTTGGTTGTCGAAGGAGTTTCCTGAATCGAACTCCATCAAGGGCCGGAAGATGTATTCCATTTCCATCTTCGACAACAAGCATCTGCCGCAAGAGAGCATCGATTCAATGCTGCGCCAATACGCACCTGATCATCCGAAATACCTGACGCTCGTCATGGGACGCCGAGGTCCGAACGTGACTGGAGTGCCCGTCTATGAAGGGCTGTATGACAAGTCGCTGCACTGGCGACCGATGGCTTACGATCCGCGCACGCCGATTCTCGAATCATTTGAGTTTGGTAAGCACACGCCGACATGGGTCTGCGCTCAGGCGCTCAGAAGCGGCGGTCTGGCGATCATCGGAGGCATGATCGGGGAAGGGCTGGTGCTCGAGGACTTCCTGCCGCTGGTGCGACACTATCGCCAAGCATGGTTTCCGACAGAGGCGATCTACAAGACCTGCACTGGGCCTATGGGCGAGCAGCAACAATCCTTGCGCGGACGCTATACGCCACTCGACATCTTGCGGCGTCACGGCTTTTCAGCGCGGTGGCGCGACAACGGCAACTCACCGGACGTGCGCTTAGCTATGATCGAGAACATCGCCAGTTATCTCCGTCGTAGGAATGGCGGCGGCGAAGAATGCATCGGCGTGAATAATGCCGCTGACCGCTTCATCATAGATTCGAGAGATGAGCATCGCGATTCCCCGTTCGTCCACCATGCGTTCGCTGGCGGTTATACATGGGATCCGCACTTCACGTCCGTTGCGAACAAGGAATTGCGGCAACCCTACGAAGACGATAAATTCGCTAATGTCATGCACGCCATCGAGAACATCGAACTAAACTTCTGCGCCGGTCAGCAGACGCAAGCGGAGCAAGACACCAGGCGATCCGCAGCAGGGCATCAGATCCTGACCGACGAGTTCACGTCTCCTCATGCTTGGATGTGGCAATGAGAATCTGGGAGTGGTTCTACTTCCACTGCACCTGTAGACCATTCGATTGGGACACGTCAGACGATCCGCGATGCAGCATCTGCGGTCTACCGTCATCTCTGCATCCTGTCAAAACAAAGCGCGAATGGCTTCAGAAAATGCTATATTGTGCGGGAATCATCAGATGAGCGATAACGGACTGTGGGTCATGGGCCTAGTTCTTTCGGCGGTCGGGCTGCTCTGCTCAGGCATAGCATTGACTGCCATTTGGCTGGCGAGCCGTCTATGAGCCATCAAGCAGCGTCTAACGGCGGTTTCCGTTGGCAGGAAATCTCGCGTGCGCGGTTTCAGGAAACCACAGCATCCATTCTGGGACAACAGAAACAGACCGCTGACGAACTGGCATTGAAGGTCAAGGCTCAGGGCGAGTTCCTCGCGGATATGTCGATGCGCCTGGACAACCATGCGGAATCCATCCGACTTCATACGGATGCGTTTATCGCATGGGGTTCACGGTCCTTCATGGCGCGTCTGCGCTGGATCTTCACAGGCAAATGAGCGACGTGTCTGATCTGCTGGCGCTCTCGCAATCGGCACACACCGAGTATCAGCAGAACATGCCGCGCCAATCGGCCCAAGGGATCATCCCTGGCAATCCAGAACTGGCTCGGGCCGCTCTTCAGCAAGCCTACGACCTCCGGGCACAAGCGGATTCGACAGACCCTGATCATCTCGATCCAGCGTGGCTCATGGACCGTGCGCCCCATGAGACACTGATGGCCTTCTATACGAATCAAATGACCAAGGCTGATGAGAAAGAGGCAGCGCGACTCGAGAAGAACACCAAGAAGGAATTGGCAACGTGATCGATGATGATGGCGAAGACATCACGCCAGATGACTCCATCCAAGACGCGATCGAGTGGTATCACTTCGTCTGTGACACCGAACACGATCAAGACAAGCAAGAGCAAGAAGCGTTGCAATTCCAGCACGCCGAAGGCGCCTGGCCCGATGATGTCAAAGGCCAGTTCTCCGCACTCGCGCCGAACTCTCCACAGAATCCTACAAATGTTCCGGTTCCAGCTCGGCCCATGCTCTCCGTCGCCTCAGCCGATGAACCGATTCTCCTTCAGGTCGCGCAGTTCCGACAGGCGCATCTAGCCGTTCGCATCCATCCCGTCAGCGACGACGCGAACGACGAAACCGCGAACATCATCCAGAGCCTCTACCAGAACATCGAACGCGACTCTCGCGCCGACATTGCGCGTGGCTGGGCCTACGAACGGGGCTTATGGTGTGGACGAGGCGTCTATCGCGTCAATAAAGTCTTTGACTCCTACGGCGGTCACGAACTCGATCAGAAGATCACGATTGAACGGATCCTCGACCAGTCCACAGTGAAGCGTGACCCGTATGCCCAGCAGCCCGACTGGTCAGACGGCACGCGGCTCCAGATCACCGTGCCGATGTCCTTCGGCGCCTACAAAGCCAGGTATCCGAAATCGCGTGTCGGCAAGTTCAGCGATGCCACATTCGATTCGGAAGTCGAGAACTCAGGCAAGTGGCTGAGCATGGGCACAGACGACAACCGGCGCGTCACGGTCTGCGAAGAATGGCGCGTGGAGACGAACGACCGGAAGAAGTCGCTGCTCGATGACCATTCGATGGGATTCGATGATGAAGACTTGCCGGAAGGTCGCACGAAGCTGACCGGCAAGGATGCTCGGAGCAGCACCGTCACCGAACGGCGCGTCTTCCGTCGTGTCATCAACTACACCGAAGTGCTGGAGCCCGAAGTGGAATGGGACGGGCAATACCTTCCCTTTCCCACAGCCATCGGGCGCGAACTTCAAGTCACCGATGGACGGCGTTCTTGGTTGGGCATGATCGGGAACGCCAAAGGCGCGATTCGTCTGACGAATTACGCGGCGACCAATGCCATTCGCATGGCCGCGCTCGAGCCGCGTGCGCCGTTCATCGGTGTTGAAGGTGTCTTTGAAGGCCACGCCGAATGGGGCATGGCGAACATCCGCGACTTCCCCTACCTGGAATACAAGCCGACCGACCTCTCAGGCCGACCAGCGCCTCCCCCACAGCGCAATCAGGTGGACATGAGCCGTCTCGGTCCATCGATGCAATTGCTGTCGATGGGTAAAGACTTCGTGCAGACGGCAATGGCGACCTACGGGCCGGCGCTCGGCACGCAGACACCGGCACATCGGTCTGGCAAGGCCATCGAAGCCTTGCAGGGGCAGACGATCAGTGCGAACTCGCCCTATATCGACAACTTCGCCAATATCACGATGACGTATGAGGCGATGATCATTCTGGACCTGATCCCAAAGGTCTACGACCGTCCGCAGCGCATCGCTAAAATTCTGGATGACAAGAATGTCTCATCGTGGGTGATGCTCAATCATCCCTTCGTGATGGGTGCGAATGGCCGACCGATCGCACTGCCCTATGAGACGGACCAAGAGAAGGCACAAGCTGATGCGATGGTGAATGACCCGAACCATCCAGCGAAACACTACGACCTGACTAAAGGTCGCTACGGCTTAGAAGTGACCATCGGGAAGTCTTACAAGGACAAGCGCGATGAAGCGGTTGGGGAGATGGGGATCATCCTCCAGGCCGATCCGCAGATGATGCAGATCATCGGGCCGGAATACTTCCGTGAGAAGGGCGAAGCATGGGCGGCTCCCGTTGCAGACCTTCTGGAGAAGCACAGGGACCATCAGTTTCCGTGGCTGGCGAAGAATCCGCAGCAAGTGGATCCGATGAAGGTCCAAGCCGAGAACCAGCAATTGAAGCAGCAACTGCAACAGGCTGGGCAGATCATCCAGACTAAGCAAGTTGAGACGCAGGGCAAAATCGCGGTCACGCAGATTCAGGAACAAGCCGAAACGGCGCGTGACCGTGCGGCGAATGAGACAAAGATTGCCGTGGCGGAACTCGGTGCAAAGGTGGATCGACTCTCGCTCTTCCTTGAGGAACGCGCACGGCTCGGTATCCAAGGGAACGACAACCAGCAAGCGGGATTAGACCGCGCACATGAAGCCGCGATGGCTTCAGGTGACCATCAGGCGCAGATGGCTCAATCTGACCAGCAGCATCAGCAAGCCGTGGCACAGGCACAGCAGGGAGCCGCTAATACGGCATCGCAGTCCATCCTGGATGCTGCTCAACAACCACAGCCTGAACCGGCAGGAACGACGCAATGACCGACATTCCTCGGCTCCATGCGGAGGCAGACTACGAGAAGCTCTATGCGGAACTCCGCGCCCATGTGCGCGTGATGGGCGATGCTCCAGATGCACAGTCTCTGCGGGAATGCCCACGACTCTCAACAGAACATGGGCTAGTTCTATGGGAACTCGCAAATATACTCACAGCGTTTGCGAATATTTATGATCTATCGAATGATGATGTGCTGCAAGCCTTCTCAACGTTCACCTATTTTGTGATGCTGAAATATGCGCCCAGAGACGCGGCACATTCAATGATCTTGTCAGCACTGCTCAATGCTCGCGATGTATACGCTCCGAAAAAAGTGAAGCCATGACAGATAGACTTGCCTCCTGCCGTAAATCTCCCAGTGGTAAACACGATCGGATGGCCTACACCATCAATGGGAAGACATCCTGTCGCTATTGCGGACGCATCGCACGGTATTCAGCGGTGCTGGATGCCTACCACTGGACGCTGGAAGTCGTGGGGAAGGATCCAGAACCATTTGACGGCACGGCAACTCAGGTGTAGTATCCACGGAGTAATTCATGCCAGCTAAATCGAGGGCACAGCAAAGATTGATGCAAGCGGCAGAGCATGGGGCGCAGTTCCCGATGGCTCAGAAGATCCGTTCTACGATGACGCACCAACAGATGCATGATTTCGCTGTAGGGAGCGAAAAAGGCAAGCCACAACACGTCTCGCATCCGCATCGCAATCTTGGCGCGTATCTCCACAAAGCGAAGGGCAAGTAGATGGCGAAACTGACCGCCAGGACTCGCGCAGCCATTCCGACCGCAAAATTTGCTGGCCCGAATCGCAGTTTCCCGATTCAGGATGCCTCGCATGCTCGCGCTGCGCTCTCGATGGCGCACTATGCGTCCAATCCGGGCTCGATCAAAGCCGCAGTGCATCGCGCCTACCCGAGTATCGGCACGCAGCACCCACACAAGAACCTCGGCGCGTATTTGCATAAGGCCAAGGGCAAGTGAAGACAGCTCTCCTCTTGGTTTCACTGATTGCCATCGAACGAGCGACCGGAGAGCGTGTCGTGGCGTGGCAGTGGGATGGGCACGACGAGACATCCCTGCGCGAACTGATGCTTGATACGCCCTACGAGATTGACGGTGACCTTGTGGTATTCCATGTGGGCGAAGATGGGAATCGCATTGTCATGCGTCCAGACACCTACATCGTCAGCGGTCCACAGCAGGGCATGTTTCGGACCTTCACCATGCTGGACTTCGATGCCGCGTTCGCTGGGGAACGCTAATGGCAGACGAACAGGTTGAAGCGCCGGTCGCAGAGCCTGAAGAATCGCTCAGTGACTTCGTAGCGCGTGAGAATGCGCTCGAGCGCGGCGATCCAGAGCCTGAACCGGAACCGACGCCAGAACCTGAGCCAGAACCCGAACCTGCCGCGACGACTGCGACGACCGAACCGAAGGTCGATAAGCGCACCAAAGAAGGTCGTAAACTCACCATCCAACAGGAAATCGATGCGCTCACAGCCGCGAAACATGAGGCGAAGCGCGAACTCGAAGCTCACCAAGCCGAACTTGCCCGACTGCGGTCGGAGCCACGCACACCACAGCCCCAGGCGCGAACAGATCCTCAACCTGCAACGGCGCCTCCGACTGATGCTGAACCCGCACTGACCGACTTTATGAAGCTCCCGGACGGGACCGCGAATCCCGATCCGTATAGTTCATGGGTCTTCGCCAAAGCGGCATGGATCAGTCGCCAGGAATACGGCAAGATCGCGCAGCAGACCGAAGCGCAGCGCCATCAGGCGGTAGTCGGCCAGACATGGGCCGGAAAACTGGCAGAGATTCGCCAGCGTGTGCCAGACATCGACCAGCGGTTGAGCCAGACACCGATTGACCAGCGGGTGTGGCCGTTCCTCCAGAACCACGCACAGGGTCCAGAAATCGCGGAATACCTCTCGCAGAATGTCCCGGAAGCTCGGGCTCTCCTCGGCCTGCACCCGATCGATCAGATCGGACGAATTGGGGAAATCGTCGGCAAGTTATCTGCGCGGTCTGTTGTTGCCCCTGCGGCTCAACGCAAACCGCCCGTTGTGAGTTCTGCGAAACCT